TAAACTAGACCCCCAAAGCGGAACGGCTCTGGAGATTGGCAGTTCAGGAGATACGATAACAATACCTTCAGGAGCCACTTTCACGCAAAGTGGTACAATGAACGCATCCGCCATAACGGCAGGAACTATTGCGACTGCAAGGCTTGGCAGTGGAACGGCTTCAAGTTCAACGGTACTGTATGGAGATCAAACTTACAAGGCAGCACCTGGTGGAGGAAAGATTTTACAGGTCGCATACACTGTTGATGAGAGTCCTGCTGAGGTTTCAGATAATTCCAATTCTTATGTTTCAACAGGAGTGAGTGTGGACATAACCCCGTCAGCCACTACAAGTAAAATCTATTTAACTTGGAATCATATATGTTATCCTGGTTCGTCTAGTGCTGATGAATTTCATATGACTTTTTTTAGGGATTCCACCCAATTAGGTGATTGTCTTCTAAATCAAAATCTTGGTTATTGGATACCTGTTGCTATGGGCTATGTGGATGAGCCTTCCAGTACGAGTGCTATAACTTACGCGGCATATTTTATGAGTAATCAAGGCAATACTGTCTATGGTACAAATCCTAATTTTAGCGCTACCATAACAGCGTGGGAAATTGATGGGAGTTAATGTATAAATGACAAATCTAGAAAAATTTTGGACTGCCATAATAAACCTCAAGTCTGATGTTAAATTGACTGTTAGAGGTAATGAAATAACTTCGCAGGAAGATTTCAATAATAAGATTGAATGGTTTGTTCGTAAAGAAAATGGAAGGGCTGTAACCACTAAAACCAATCCTCATTCAGAAATTACTTGGGATTTAGTTGAAGCTGAAATGATACGACTTCAAGCGGATTATGACGCACAGGAATACGCAAGAAAAAGAGAAGCAGAATACCCTTCCGTACAGGATTTAGTTGTCGCTTTATATGACACGGATGACAAGGCGGCCATTGAAGCTAAACGAGCAGAAGTGAAAGCGAAGTATCCTAAATCTTAATGTTTAAACTGGACAACAAGGAATATGACGAAAGCAAGATTTCCGATAAGGGACAGACTGCACTCTCACGCTTGCAGCAGATTCAAGCCAGCCAGAACAAGATCACATTGGAGTTTGAACACAACAAAATTTTGATAGACCACTACATGACCATCTTGAAGGGGGAAGTTAAATCCAATGCGAAAGATAATGTTTAGTTTAGCAATTCTTTCGGCTATGAATATTATGGGTTGTACAATGTATGAAGGATTATCTATGAAACCTCATAAGACAAGTGTCACTACAACCTATGGTCAGGATGAAGTGGACAAGGCAAATGACAGCAAAGATCAGACAAAGGATTCAATGCAGATCATCGTGAAGCAGGAATTTTTATGGAAAGAATGATAATTGGAATTATTGCTTCAGCCCTCATTGGGCTCGGGGCGTGGAACCTGAACCAAACATTTAACCTCTCCATTGAAATAGAGAGTGTCAAGGGAAAGATTGATGTCTTGGAAAAAAGCATCAAGCAACTGGGAAAGAAGAAAAATAAAAAAGGTGGCTCCATTATACAGCAGAGTAACTGATGGAAACGGTACTACTAGTATACGCCATCTGGTTCATAGGTGGCGTGATAATTCAGATTGCAGGGCTGCAATGATAGAGATATGGTTTTTATTGGTCTTGATGACCGTCCAAGACACCACTCCACTCGTTTACAAAGTTTTCATGGGATATGAAAGCCAGGAGGTGTGCGAGGAGAAGGCCGTTTTGGCGAAAGACTTCATGATGGAAATGGAGATGAGAAAGGGAATCGGTGATGAGAGGACCATCAAGATGGAGAGCTTCTGCCTTCCCTTTGAAATATTTGAGTCTGAAAAGCCGAAAGGCCCTGAAGTGGGAGCCTGATGGACTGGTTTGACAAGTTAATGATAACTGCGGCGGTCACGACAGTGATAGTATTTGTAATCGTAGTGGGGATATAATGACCGACAGACTAGATGTAAGTGATAAAACAGCGATCAGCATGCCCATGCGAAACCTTTTGGCCATATTATCGGCCGTTGGAGTGGGCGTTTGGGCGTTTTTCGGCGTTCAGGAGAGGCTGAATACATTGGAGACTCGAAACACACTGATGGAGGCTGATCTCGTGGAAAATACAGCCTTTAGAATTGGATGGCCCAGGGGCGAAATGGGCAGCTTGCCCGCGGATAGTGAGCAATTCATGCTCCTGGAATACCAGGACGGAATGATAGTTAAATTGCAAAAACAAGTTGAGGCGATGATGCACAATGCGGTTAACATCAAAAGACTTCAAGAAGATATGTTAGAAGCTCGTGAAAATATAGAAAAATTAAAAGACAAGTTGCGTGAGGCTAACGGTGGTTGAAACAATCATAGCATTACTTATGTTCATCGGAATAGATTTAAAGGAACATGTCCCGTATGACAATCTTGGAGATTGTCTGAAGGCAAAAAGAATATCAGAGAGAAGCTCTGGTGTTGACGGCCCTCGTCTGGAATGTCGGCCCGTGAAAGCGGAAACCGAAATCTGGGTGGAGGATAACAAAAAACATATTATAAGGATAATAGAAGATTAATACATGACAACAGGTAAAATTAAGTGGTTCAATCCCAAAAAGGGATATGGATTCATAGAAAATCAAGAGAGTGGCAAGGATGTTTTCCTTCATGTGTCCGCTCTGGAAGCAGCTAACATCAGCACATTGGAAGTCGGACAGGAAATTTCCTTCGACATCGGATCACACAACGAAAAGGAAAACGCAATTAACATTAAAAAGGTAGATGATTAAGGTATGGTTTCTCATGGCACTCATGTCCTATCCAAACACCCCAGCCATTCACTACAAGGGTTTTGGAGGGTTTACTACTCAAGAGGAATGTGAAGAAAAAAGAATAATTACAGAAAATCAAATTGCTGATCTCGAAATAAAATTAGGGAGAACCGTTTATATAGACACTTACTGCATTGAGTTTAAGGCGTTTCAAAGCCAACTCGATAAGAAAAATAATATAGGGGTATAAGATGGCCGAAGAAAAAATATCGGAGAATGAGAAAGATATTATCCGCATAGGCGGGGAACTTAAGCTCATTAATCAGAAATTGGATAACCATGTTCATCACATAAGTGGAAAAATTGATACGATTTTTAAAATTGTTTGGACGATTTCCTTTATGATCCTCGGATTGCTGTTACGGGCTGTTTACAGCGTAATGGCAGGATAGAGCCAAAAAAAAACCTTCATATTTAAGCGTACAAGAGGTTTAAGCATGTGGGCTGTATGATTGGACCCCTAATAATGGTTGACAAAAAACGATTTCATTTAGTAAAGACATGAGAGTGAAAAACATTCTGATAATTTCAGATATTCACTTGCCCTTTCAGCATCCTCAAGCCTTTGAGTTTTTGGAGAAGGTCAAGAAGGATGTCAAGCCCGACCATGTAATATCAATAGGTGATATTTTAGATTTTGGAAGCGTTCAAGTTTCCAGACCATCTGATCCCAATATAGATTCACCAGTATTCGAACTGGAAAAAGCAAAAAAAGAAATTAAGACTTTAGAGAAGTTATTTCCCAAGATGCAGATATGCTGGGGGAACCATGACCTGCGATTATTACGCAAGGCAGAGTTGGTGGGCATCCCTCGCTCCATGATTAGGAACATTAATTCCATTCTCGAAGTCAAGGCGAAGTGGACCTGGCATGATAAGATCATCCTGACGATGCCAAACGGACAGTCAGTATATTTCACCCATAACTTCAAGCAAAATGCCCTATCAAGTTCAAAGGAACTAGGGTGCAGTTTTGTGCAGGGCCATTATCATACACTTGGATTAAGCATCCAGTTCTGGAGCAGTCCGACAGCATTAAACTTTGCGATGAATGTTGGCTGTCTGATTAATCCGAAGGCTGATGCCTTTCGCTACCAAAAGAATTTTCTCAAGCGTCCCATTTTGGGATGTGCTGCCATCATTGATTCATCACCACGGTTATACAGCATGCTGCTGAATGACAAGGGACGATGGGTTGGCAAGATATGAAAACAAAAACCAAAGACCCTATCGTTCAAAAGGTCATTGATAAAATGGCTAGACGATCTGAAATAGGAATTATTAAGTACGGGAATACCATGAAATCTTCCAAGAAAAGTTTAAATGATTGGATAGATTCAGCAATCGAGGAAGCCCTCGATTTAGCGGTGTATCTTGAAAAGGTTAAGAGTTTGGTTGGTGCAAAGGTCGAACAGCATATAGATATAGTAAAGGACCTTGGCGGTGGTGGTGGGAACTATGATTTTGATAAATGGGAAGGAACAGACCCAGATTGAACTACGAAAATATTAAAGACAGCATAAAAACGCATGAAGGCTATCGGGATAAGGTCTACCGTGACCATCTCGGCAACCGAACAGTTGGCTATGGTCATCTATGCCTGGACAATGAAAAGTGGAGCGACAGTAAAGTGTATCCACGCAAGGTTCTTGACCAGACCTTTGACTACGATTTTAATATTGCCCTGAATGATGCTCGCAAGCTCATCGTTGAGGACAGTATTCATCAAGATGCTTTTTCCTGCCTAATAAATTTATGTTTTAATTTGGGAGGACCAAGAGCCAGCCGTTTTAAAAAAATGCTGGTTGCCCTGGAAGATAAGAACTATCCTGAAGCGTCAAAGGAAATGCTGGACAGTAAATGGGCCAGACAAGTACCAAACAGAGCAAGAGAATTAGCGGAGATTATGAGAAATGTTGAACTTTCTAATTAAACCCCTTCTTGGGGTGGCATCTGATGTCGTTAAAGGGGTGGTCGCCAGTAAAAAAGCTAAAGCAGAACAAAAGTTAACTAAAATAAAAGCTGAAACTGAATTATTAAATAAGCAAATTTCGGGAGAAGTTGAGTGGGATATTCAAGCAATTAAACAAGCTGAATCTTCCTGGAAAGATGAATATTTAACAATTTTGTTTTCGATACCTTTGCTACTTTGCTTTTTGCCCTTTACAGTAGAGTATGTTGAAAGAGGATTTGCAGCATTATCGCAAACTCCTGACTGGTATAAATACACTTTAGGAGTAATTGTATCAGCATCGTTTGGAATTAAAGGAGCAAGTAAATTTTTTAAAAAATAAGGAGGTTATATGAACTTACTTAAAGATTTATGGGCACACTTGAAAGAGTGGTCCGATTGGAAGATGAAAGACTGGATTAAAGCAGGAATTGTTACTCTGGTTGTTTTATTCGTCATTTATAAAATGACATCAGGGGGAGCGGCATAATTTATAATGTCATTCACATCTAAAGCACAGGAAAAATATATGTGGGCCAACCATCCAAAGATCGCTAAAAAATGGACAAAGGATTACGGCCCCTACAAGAAGAAAAAGAAGAAAAAGAAAACATGATTAAATGTCCAACAAAAATCAAGGTTGGATATAAAGATATTACTATTGAGTTTATTCGATCAGACTTTGCCAAGCAGACGGATAGTTACGGTGAATACCATCAACGAGCAAACAAGATTGAAATACAACAGGACTTAACACCGCAAGATTTTGCGAACACACTACTCCATGAAGTTATACATGCAGTAGCTTACGAAATGAGCTTGACACAAGAGGGGAATATTTTGTCTAAAGATTCAAATGAGGAGATAGTAGTGAACTCAATAACAAACGGATTATTAACAGTTATAAAAGATAACTCATGGTTTCTAAAAATTTTACAAGAAAACATTGATAAGAAATAGATAAGGGGAGTGGAGTAAAATCTACTCCCCTTTTTTTTATGCCTAAATGATGTCTATGGCATCTTAAGGTCAATTTTTGACCTTATCATTTCAGCTTTATTGGTATGCCATGAAGGGTGCCGATAATGAACTTGCTTTGAAAGGAGTTACAATGAATAAAGCAATTTCTATATTTAACCAACTGCGACCTCGATCCATCGGTTTCGATGCAGCCTTCAATCATTTCGAGAAAATGTTTGAGGATGACTGGTCAATGTCCACCTACCCCCCTTACAATATTTGCAAGACGGGGGA